ATTTGCCTTTGCCAAATGACGTCGTAGACCGTTTTTCCCTGAAGAGGGGCATACGAGCGTCGTTCTCACGCATGAAGTTATTGTCCACGGAGTCCATCTGAGCCTGATTTTTACTAGCGAAGTATTCCTTACGCTGCTGCATCAGTTCTTCCGGTGCCTTGCACAACAACAGTCCTGCGACTTCGATGTTGTCTTTGAAACGGCTGTCAGGGTCTACCAACATACGGAACTGAGGTTGTTCACTAATGCTAACTGGCTCCCAGCCTTCCCGTAGTTTGGACGAGATGTTGCGGGGGTCGTTCTGACCCATTGAAGCTACACGTACCCAACGGTACGCATAACCCGGCTGTTTATCCGGTTCTGGCAGGGTCGAAGCCGGTTGCCATACTTTCGGACGTTCAGCCTCTGCACGAGTTTCACGAGGAGCGCGGGTTGCGTCTGCCTTGCCTTCAATTGCGTCAAGTAAATTAGCCATCTTATTTCTCCATCTTCATTACTTCGCGGGCATACTGCTCAGGCGTTACGCCTAGACGTTTTGCAACCGCAATTTGGGTACGATTTAACACAATCTTTTTGGGGGACCGTGTTCGTGAAGCTGGAGCGACGACTGATGACGCTTTTTGTTCGCGTGCAGTGGGTCTGGTGTCACCGTTATCCATTTCATCTCCGAAGTAATCGGAGAAGCGACGGCGCATAGTTTTGTCTACAACGCCCCAATATTCGTCGGTGCCTGCAAATTGCGGGCCACGTTCATTTATGAGCCTCTGGTGAAGCCCAAGAGCAGTTGCAGTCATTTCCGGGTCTGTACCATACCACGTATTGCGCTCTTGCCACGCCATAGTTTTCTGGTCAGGCTGCGGAATTTGCGCCTGCTGTTGCGGTATTTCTACCTCATTATATTCCTCCTGTAAAGAAGGACGATAATTATTTATTTGTTGTACTCGATAGTTAACTTGAGCAAGCTTCTCTTGAGCGTCTGCTAGGCGATCTGCATCACCTGACTCGTAAGCTTCTTTAAACTCACGTTTGGCCGCAGCAGCTTCCATTTCCGCAGTTTGTTTGTAGCTACCAAGTAAAGACTGTTCGCCTTGCGCTAGCGTACTCTTTAACCTGCGGTTCTCTTCAAGAATACGTTGCGCGACAGAAAGAGCTTCTGTCTTTTCACGCATCTCGCGTTCTTTTTCACGGCGTTCGTCGTGCCAGACTTTCTTCATCTGTTTCAGACGTGTCTTTACCTTGTCGGAGTAATCTTCAAGCTCATCAGCTTCCAATTCTTCAACAAGTTCCTTCGGCATTGGCTCACGGCCACGGTCTGCTTCAGGGGTATCATCTTCTATTTCAATTTCCGGCTTATCAGCCTCAGAAACGGGGGTTTCGTCTTCGATCTCGAACGAAAAATCGTCGTTATCATCCATACTCATGTCATTCTCCTTTGTACGGGTTACGTCCGTTAAGCGCGGGAAATGCCCCGGGGGTCTTCAACAACACCTTCTACACTGTCGTCGTTGATGATGCGGAACTCACGACCGTGAATTTTCACACGGCTACCTGCCATTGGGCGGGTAAGGATGAAGTCACCTTCTTGGCACCATGGGCCAGAGGGGAAGCGTTTCTCGTCCTTATAGCAATCTGGACCCATCTTCAGCACCATAAGCACTGGAGTAGTGAGTTCTTCGTATTGCTTGGTAGCGTCGGCCTTAAAGATACCACCAGCGGTCTTCTCTTCAACTTCAGGGAGCGCGCACAGAATGCGGTATCCTGATGGGTCTGGAAGCTGCTTTGCACGGTCTTCTACCGGAACTTCGGGTTCTTTGTCCGCTGCCACAATGGGTTTGCCATTAAGGCCCACTAACGAGGGGGTGGTGACCCCAACAATATCAGTCATCGTCATGTTCCATTCTTTGTGCGGTTTCAGCGATGAAACCGTTTGACATCATAAGTCCGCGAATAATTCCGCAGGCGTATTTATATTCCCCATGGTCCTTTGCAGTTCCACGGGCGAGATCACCGCTAATCACGTCAATCTCATCTTGTACCTTTTTTGACAGGTACATCAGTACTTCATTCGTCATTCATTCTCCTTAGGCATTGCTTGGTTGGGAACGGGTTGTTCGCTTCGTAGGGCTTCACGGGACATCTCAATGCCCATGCGGAACCCTTCTGCTTCCTGCTTAGCTTCCATTTCACTCTTGGAAGCGGCAAGTTTTGCGCCGACTTGTAGGCCAGCAATCTCTTCTTGCGACTCGATACGCTTTTGTTCGAGTTCAAGTCTGTCGTTCTTTTCAGCAGCTTCAATCATCAGCTTCTGTTTCTTAAGTTCGAGTTCGCCCTTCTTAATCTCCAGCTCTTGCATCTGCATCTGCACGATGGGGTCTTGTGCCATCTGCTGTGCTTGCTGCTGCTGGGCTTCGGCTTGGTTCTTCTGGAGCAACTGTTGTGCTGCGGCTGCAGCCAGACGGGAGACAGCCAGTTCAGTTGTTTCGTCCATCTCAGCGTTAGGCTCTGGGAGTGGTACGCCCGCCTGCTCTTCGATTTGTTTACGATACGCAAACGCAAGGTGTTCTTGTATATGTGCGGATGCTGCAGCCATCATCGACTGTGCGTTAGGGTTCTGGCCCATAAGCTGCGCAATCTTGGGGTCTTGCATAGCAGCCATATGGACTGCGATGTGGGCTTCGTGATCTTGGTAGATAAACGCCTTGACAGGCTTACCGTTAAGAACATCCATATTTTCAGACACAGGGTCACGCGGCTTCATGTCGTCGCCATCTTGAAGCGGGACGAGCTTCTGCGCGTTCTTGATACCTAGCACCTCAAGCATCTGACGGTGTAGATAGGGCAAGTCGTAGATTTGCGGCGCGCCCTGTGCCAACTGAATAACAGCCTGATATTGTACGATTTTCTGCGCCATAGTAGCGGCGTTGGGGTCAGACACTGGGATAACATCGACGTTATCATAGTCAGACTTCTTAGCCCTGCGACCGCCTTCTTCTGGCTCGAATGAGTACTCGTCGGGTGTGTAGTCGCGGATGATGCCCTTAAGAAGCTGAAACTCCCGCTTCATTGCATAGTGGACGCGTGCCTGTACGGCACTCATCATCTTCAACGTACGCTCGAGAATAGCCAGTGTGGTGCCCACAGGAGCCTGTGCAGACATGTCAGACACCTTCATGTCCGCCATACCCGCGAAGCGACGACCTTCGTCTACGATGGTCCCTAGGAGGCTGTAGAGCACTTGGCTTGGCTCTTTGTACGGCAGTGGCATGATATTATCACGCATTGTACCACTGGCTACGTCTACATCGCGCCATTCGGCAGGGCTTATCGGGGTGTCGTCACCCTTGACGCGCAAGCCCTTAGTTTTAAATCCGCCCGGTAGATTAGATAGAGTACCAGCATCAACAAGCTGACGAATAAGGCTGGTACCAGACTTAGCAAAAGCACCGATAAGGTGAATAAGGCCAAAAGCGTAGAAGCCAAAGCCCGGAACATACGAATAATGTACGAAGTGGTTGCGCTTAAGCTTCTTTTTGTCATCTGGGTTCCAGTTTCGGCGGATAGATAGGACCGTTTCGGTCTCTTTGTCTATGGTCACGACGTATGGGAGCGCGATTTCAAGGTCATTTTCTTCCTTGTCGCGGTAGTCATCGTCTTCGATGACCAGATCAACGTGCATTTCCAGCAGTTTGTACCGGTCATCGGTCTCGGCACGGAAGCCAAGCTGTTCTGAAATCTTCTGCTCTACCTCATCCATCGAATTGACGGGTTCTGGTAGGTCTACATCACGGTAAAACCCATTAGCTTGGAGCTTTCTTAGCTCGTTCGGGGTTTTCCGCATCACATGGGTGACGCGTTCAGCGACTTCCAAGCTGGACGCGCCATAAGGTACGACTACATCTTCTGCTGCGACGTACATAGCGACTTGACGACCGAGTGATGGGTCGAAATACACCTTCTTGAACGCATTACCTGCGAGGCCCAACCCCCACAGCATCCGCTCATGTTCAGGGCGATACTCGACCATCACATCGGTCAACTGATAATTCATATCTTCTTGGACGCGAGCAGCGGCGTCCTTCTTCTCTGGGGTCTCTTTGCCGATTAACTGCGTGCGCACCGGCCCTTGGGCTGGGAATGTCTCGCTCATAGTCTCGGCTTGGAACTTAACTACCGCCTCAGACAGCAGTGGGTGGTGTACACCACAGGCTCCGGGCCAAGGTTCCGTGCGATCCTCGACCTTCATACCCAGCAGCTCAAGCCCGTCTACATAAGTCTGTATCCAGTCCTTGCGGCTGCTAATATCTTCATCAAACTCACCCAGCAGGTCGCCAGCAAGCTCTGCCAGCACGCCTTCGTCCAAGTCTTCGGCTAGGTTATCGTTAAAGTCGCCCTCATCCTCACTCGGGTCAATCTCGATCTCCACACCATCAATGTCGATCTCGACACTCTCAGGGTCTTCGATCTCAATCTCGATGTCAGGACCCTCGTCCATCTCCGTCATCGAAGACATACCTAGTGGGGCTTGGTTGAGCGACTTGTCGATGTCCATTTATTTAACCTTTTTAACCAAAGTCTTAGCCACTGCGAGTGCCGGAGAAGCAGATGCCGCCACTTCACCTACGCGAACTGCGGTTTCCGCTACGTCTCCGAGGATGTCGAATACGCTCTTTTTCTTTTTAGTCTGCGTCTCGTTCGCACCTGCTACGGCATCGGCGTATTCTACGCCTGCTGCACGTGCTTCGTTGAAGGCTGTGCGCTGGTCATCAGACCATTTTGACCATTGTGTCTTACCGATTGGGAATAAAGCCTTGACCATTAGTAATATCCTTGATTGCGGTTTGACTTGAAATACTGGATTTCGTCCGGTTCGTCTAGCGTAGTAGTGATATAACCTCCGCGCCTGAACCTATGTAGTGCCATAGACACCGTATCGACATAGTCATCGTTGGAACCTGCGGGAAATTCTGCAACTTCATCAATGACTTCCTCGGCCCAGCGCGTCGCTGGTGCCCATACTCTACCAGACGCAAAGATATCAGCGATCCCGTTGAGTCGGCTTATCTTGTCATTACCCCGTGTCGGGGTGAACTCTTGCACCGGTATGCCCATGGCCCGCATCTCGTAGATGAGCGGCGCACCTGACGCCTTTTTCTCGATGATGACGCCGTCTGGCTGCCACTCTTTATACTCATCTATGGCCACACGCTTAAGCTCGGGGAACTCCATGCGGTCACGGAAGGCATTCAGGAGGATAATGTTAGCCTGCGTCTCACCATTGTCGTCAGGGTGGTAGAACACACCCCAAGTTGTACACGCCGAATAGTCGGCACGTTGTGTCTTCTCGAAGGCCGTATCCCAGCTTTGTAAGATAAAGTCACAGCTTGGCGGGTTGTCGCTCTCCCACTCCATCCACCACTCACGCTTGACGATAGCAGCCGACTCGGAGATGGGGTTCTGCTGATACTGCGCCATCCACTTGGAGTTAGGGACGTCGCGCTTAACTTTCTCAAGCTCGCTTAATTCCCAGAACTCAGGCCACAGTGGTTTCTCAGACGGAAGAATTGCTGGAAATTCAATGACTTCCCACTCACCGATGGACTCGTTGGCAACGGCGTCTTTAATTATCTGCCCGGTCAGGTCACGCTTCGACCACCGCGTCATCACCACGACGATGGCTCCACCCGGCTGGAGACGCTGACGCGGCCCTGAGGTGTACCACTCGTAGGTCTTGTCGTAGATATCTGGGTTAACTTCTGCGATAGCAGCTTCCTGCTCGGAGTGCGGATCGTCGATGATGAGCACGTCAGCACCTTTACCAGTCACAGCACCGCCAATACCAATAGCGAAATAGTCTCCACCTTTGCTCGTATTCCAGCGTCCAGCTGCCTTAGAGTCCGAGGCCAGAACAAGGTCGGGGAAAATGTTGTGGTAAACCTCTGTATCTACAAGGTTTCTTACCTTACGACCGAAGCCTACGGCTAGCTCTGCTGTGTGCGAGCACTGAATGATCTTCTTATGGGGGAACTTCCCGAGGAACCATGCAGGTAACAAGTAAGAGGCGAACTCCGACTTAGTGTGTCGCGGTGGCATATTAATAATGAGCCGTTTGCACTCACCACGAGCAACCCGTTCAAACGCGTCTGCCATTTTTGCATGGTGTCGTCCCCCTATGAATGACGGCCAGACTTCCTTGACGAACCCAAGGAACTTATCTTGCGCAACCTTCTTGGACTTCAGCTCGTGTAGCTTCTCCAACTCCGCAAGCAGCTTCTCCTGCTCCGGCAAGCTCAGCTTCGGCAGGATTTTGGGTATATCTTTGAGTGTTATGTTCATCAGGGGTTAAACTCTTCCCCATGCAGCCACCCCAACACAATCCGACGCAGCATCTCTTGGTTCTGGGCAGTGTAGGTAGTCTCCGTATCGTCGTGCAGGACAATCTTGGTGTCATCTGCCAACCACTCATCAAAGCCCTCACCCTTGGTCAGCGTGATTGAGTTCTCGTCTCCAACGATGGTGAGTGGCATACACAGCTTATCGGCGTCGTCACCCATAAGACCGCCTGCAAACCCACGCACAAAACATTGATTAATCTTCATCTGTTTGCTCCTCATCCTCCGCCTCTTCGACCTCGTTGTGGTCGAAGTGCGCCAATTCTTCCTCGATAGTCTGTCCGAGGGGCGTGATGTCGATGACATCTGCGTTTAGTAGGCGCTTGACGCGCTCCTTAATCGCATTCTCCAGCTCTGTCGGGTCTTTATAGTTGATCGTAATCTCGGACTTGTTGGTGAATAGCCCGATATCCGAGTGCTTACCCAGCAATTCGAGGGCTTTTAGTTCCACCTTAGGGTCACCGTAGTTCGCTAGCTCCATGAGCTTGAACGTAATTGCAGCCCGCACTTGGTTTGCATCTAGTGCCAACTGTTGGCCATAGGCACGCAGGAACTGGGCCGCACCAAATGCAGTTGTGACCTGATTGAGGTTCTTGGTTTCCCGCTTCTGTACCATGTCGGCAAGCTTCTTAGCTTCCTTAGCGGTGTTCTCATCCAACTCTAGCGGCGCACCCATGTTAACAAGGAGTTCTGCAGTGTTCCCCGCTAACGCAATCTCTTCAAGAAGCGACGTGGGTTTCTCTTCGACGGTGTCGTAAGGCACCGGATATGCGTTGGAAGGTTCTACTTTAATAACGGGCATGTGTGCAGCATCCGGTTTGAGGGAAGCAGTGAAGCCGTGCGTGTAACAGGCTAGGTACAACAATGTAAAGGGGAAAAGGGGGGTGACGGAACTGAGGGGAACGCCACCCCACCCAAGGGCACCGCATGGCAAATGCGGTACGGAATAGTATCACGGGTGTTTTGGGTGTCAAGGTACCATAGACGGGGGGTGTTTCTATGTGCGGGCAAGACGGATACTGGCCAGAAAAAATAG